GCAGATGTCGATGTGAACGGCATTTCTTCCGAACACCTGCAGAAGGTCGAAGGTAAGAAAGCTGTCGAAGGTGATGTGTGTGCCACTTACGTTATAGGGAATGTATTCCCCTGGAGACTTCTTGATTATCTTCATGATGCGAATCCTCCTATCACTGTATAGCGAATCTTTGCTGATGTTGCAGAGCCGGTATAAGACACTTTGAACCCGTTGTTGAGCTTGTCGGATACGATGATTTCTCCTACGTTCCCGGAGGCTGTAACCACATCTGTCAGAACGATGTAATTGCTGTTTCCCTGATTGGCAATGCTGACACTCTTTTTGCTGTTATTAAACGGGTATTCCTCTGTATTCGTCAGATTGACCGTTCCTGTCAGTTGAGTGGTGTGCTTCGTCTTCCAGGACTCAAGGCTGGACAGCCTGTTCCGATCCTCGGATATTTCTTCCATGATGGAAGCATTGAGTGCCGTGATGGCTGCCTGGATATCCTTCGGAATCTGCCAGCTCTGCTGGCGGTATCCGTTTATCATGGCTGCGATCGAGAGCCGGATATCAAGCGGAACCCTTGCCCATTCATAATTCGCCTCACTGATCCGTCTGAGGGACTGAACATCGTTTTCCTTCTGGAGAATCAGGAGCTGAAAATCTTCGTTTATACTTTTAGCCAGAGGCTTCTCTGAAACCTTAATTGCCATATCCACTCACCTCCTAGTAAACGATGACTGCCTGGATACAAGTTACTGTCGCATCGCCAGATGTCGCGGTTGCTTCAACCTTGATAACATCTCCCTTGTTTGCCGCAAATGACTTGTTGAACATGGAACCACGCACCAAATAGGTTCCAAGATCGCGGTTATCAACAACGGAATTGTTTTTGTAAATCCGGCAATTCCCGCTGCCGCCATAATAGCCGGAAGACATCCCACCATAATAAACGGTTCCCGAATCTGGCATTGTGAACGACTGTGTTTCTGACGGATTCGGATCGCCCAACCCCCGCCCGCACCAGGCGCAAGCGCCTATCGTTTTCTTATTTCCGTACCATGTGCCGGTCACATCTTTGATGCGTCCGGCACTGTTCGCATCGCCAACCTGTACCCGGACTCCCTTTTTGATGTTCCCGGCTGCGATGTTCGCTGTGGTTACACCCTTGATGGTCTGGGCACCTTCCATATACTGCCCTGCAGCGATGGATCTGTCAGAAGTACTGGTGTTGAACACCTCTGCAGACTTCTTTTTCATACTTCCTTTGACCTCTCCACCACCGTTTGCAAAACCACTATAGCCAGGAAGAAGAGCACCGGCAATAAGCGCTGTCTGTCCACTGGAAACCGTTGTGTAAGTTCCGGTGACGTTTTTGATGCGTCCTGAACTGTTCTCGTCGCCGACTTTTACAACAACACCTTTCTTGATATTCCCGGCATCAATATTGGAAGTGGTTACCGCCTTGATAGTCTGGTCACCTTCGAGATATCTGTCTGCGGCAATAGTGCGGTCGGATGTTGAGGTATTAAAGGTTTCTGCGCCCTTTTTGGCCATGTTCCCTTTGATTTCACCGCTGCCATTTGCGAATCCACTGTATCCAGGGAGCATTGCTCCGGGTGTAACCGCATTCTGACCATTTGATACTGTTGAATATGTACCGACAACTTTCTTGATTCTGCCGGTGTTATTCGCGTCGCCGACCTGTGCGGTCACACCTTTTTTGATATTTCCAGCTTCAATCCCGGAAGTCTGAACTCCTTTAACGGTCTGATCCCCGGCAAGATACTGACCGGAAGATATCACCTGGTCAGAACCGGAAGTGTTATATTCCTCAGCACTCTTTGAGGGAATCGTGCCGCCCTTCGGTTCATCACCGCTGTCTGAAGTGATAGCCGTGTGACCTGCAAGCACATGAGAAGAAGATGCGGTCACATCATCAGAACCCGATCCGCCAGAACCGCTTTTGAAGATTACACATTCAGCCATGCCTTACACCCCCTTTATTACAAGTGGAATATCAACAGTAGGTTTCTTGGAGTAGCAGTAGAAGGTTATCGTGTTCGTACTGGTGACAGCTCTGTCAATCATGGAAAAAGCTTTGTGAAGGGCCTTGTAGTTTGCTGAGTTAAGCGTTCCGGGTTTTCCGCATGCCACAATAGGAGCGAGTTCGGATGTCATTCCATAAACCGTAGCTGTCTGTGTATACGGTACGGATGCAGACCATCCGGATACAGTCAGCGTAATGTTTCTGACCTTTGCCAGCTCCGAGTTGTGGAATGTCGAGGAGCCTGTCCCGCCCCTGGCCTCCGGAAGAATACCGCTTGTGATGTCCTCCGTGCTCACTTTCTTCTCGTTCAGAGCCTGTGCTACAGCTCCGGAAGATATCAGGTTGTCAGAGCCAGCCACAGGTTCTGTATCAACTCCGGAATTAATTTCACTTGCACTATGTGTGTGCGAAGCAGCTGCAGCACCAATCTGACTGCAGGTCACGGAGTGAGGGTTGCTCTTGTTCTTGATATGGGAGATGAGATTGTTTACCGCCACTGCAAGCTTACGGAATGCAAAGGTCATCTTCTCACCGCTCTCAAGCGGTTCAAGTGACGGAGGATTCTCCTCATCAATCTCATAGGTCGGTGTCTGGTCATTGGTGGCCACATTCGGAATCTTATCCAGACCGAGCTGCTCCTTGGTGACACGATGAGGATTGCTATAGTCATTCACATGCTCATCAAAGTCTGTCTTCCTGGCATACATTGAGGAGTCTGTTAAGACTGCATAAACCTCGGAGGCATCGCCTATGGCAATCACGCATTCCACAACCTGTTCAGCGACAGAGGAGGTAATGTTTGCCCGGAGTTTGCCTGCATCCGGGTCATAGGAATATCCGTAAAGCTGTTCCGTGGAATCCGGGTAATAAATGACCACATTGTTCGTACCGGATTTTGGAGCACTTTCCAGAGTGACCACTCCTGTGGATGCGTTGTATGCGGAGATGGTCACAAGTGAACCGCCGACCTTGGCCAGACCAACCGCTTTCGGCTTTTCTGTGAGAGTGAAGGTGGTTTTGGAACCAGTACCTGAGAAGGTCTGTGATTTCGATCCGGCACAGAAGATTCCGAACTCTGTCCAGTTGAAATCCTCTGTGATCATCGTGGTATCAAACACACCGGCAATCTTCGCATAGTTGTTTTCAATCTCAATGGATGAGATTCCGAAGGAAATCTTCGGTGATTTGAGGTCGGTGAAGTTTTTTCCTGTCTCTCCAGAGGAGAGAATACCGGAACCAATCTTCATCCTGGTAAAGATAATCTGTTCTCCGGTAAGTGCCCGAATCTGGAGGCTTTCACCGGAATCAGTTAATATAGGTGCTATCTGTAACATAGACCCTCCTTATGCATCCAGCAGGATATCAGCGTTTTCATCAAGCAGCATCGTATTGTTTTCATCGACAAGCCAAGCATAGTCTGTCGGATCGACCACCTCGTTCATCTGAAGTGTGAGATACTCGCTTACCATGACTGCTCTTCCGATATACCGCTTGGGAAGAGCCTGTTCCTGCGTGAAGACCAGCTTCTCGAGCCATGACCTGACATTTTTGTAATACTTGATCTTCTCAATAACTGAGAGCAGCTTGTCAGAATCCGCAATGTTTTCATCAGACGTGACAAAGACTCGGAAGTATCCCGGGTCTCCATCGTATTCAAACCACTCCTGGACAAGCGTGCTACCGTACACGGCAGAGAGGGCAAGCTCAACAGCTCCCCTGGTACCTATCATCCTGTGTACGCGCCAGTTATCTTTGAGCACACGGCGCTTTTCCTCCACGGTCAGACGTACCGACCACCAGTCAATCTTGAGATCAACAGCCAGGATGTCAAGGATTCCGCTTTCAAGTTCATCAATCCGTGTGTAGATGGACGCCTTTTCATCCGCAGTGAAGGTATTGGCCAGCATCTCAGCAATAACTTCACAGAGAGCGTTTATATTCTCATCCTTGCGCAGAACAGACGGAAGAGAGGACATGATTGCTTCTGTGGAAATCTTACTCATCCTCATATCCTCCGTTGATTATCGTAGGTGTTCCAGTAAGCTTGGCCAGCTGAGGAGTCGGCTTCGGACTTTCATCCTCCGTGCCGTTTTTCAGTCTCACAAACGTGGGAGCGGTGATATTCACCCTTTTGATTCCAGCCTCATACAGATACTGCCTGAGCTTATCAGGGTTGATATCACGGCCCAGCTTCGCGGACTGCCATTCGATATACTTTTCAACCGCATCCTCGACATTGGACTCAATCGTGGATGCGTCAATGGTACTGGTGTCTGCGATGTAGTATGTGAAGTTGATGGAGTAGTTCACTGTGGCTGCATCCTTCACTGCCAGCCGTTCTGAAAGAGGACGGACGGTCTTTTCGTTGCAGGCCTCCAGGACTGCAGCCTTTACTTCCTCATTGGCAAGCGTGCCGTCTTTCATGAGCAGGTAGATATCAACAGCACACGGTTCCGGAGATACCACGGCAACGTCTGATATCTCGTTGTTGGTAGCTTTGGCATGGTAGATATATGATCCAATAGCTCCGGCTGTGGAAGGTTTATCCATGGAAACACGCATCAGCTCATAATAGGCATCATCGTCTGAAGAGTCGGAGCCGTTACCGCTGACCGTGATATTTTCACAGTGGTCAAAGTATCCGAAGCTGTCAACGATCTGATTTATCTGTCCGATGGCATAATCATTCCCGGCTGTTCCGGCTGTCATGCACTCCACATCTACATCCGCGTAGGTTGCACCAATCGGAACAAGAGCGTCATCACTTGTCTGCCAGAAGAGGGTGGAGTTGATGTCCGTGACTCGCGTTCCGGCTGGGATGAGCACCGCAGTCGGCTGTGCTTCGGAGATATAGAATCTTATCGTTGTAGTTGCCGGGTGTGCTTCCGGGCGCTCTGTGTTGTAAATAACCTGTCCCAGCTCGTCCAGGTCTTCACCTTCTGCACGGGATGCAAGGTTCCGGTTTGCAGCACGGTTTATGCTCACCCGTTCCTGTACAAGGAGACTTGCCACCCACTGGAGGATGAGCTTCTCGGGACTGCCGGGTTTCAGAACGATGCCGGTTTTCTTTTCAAAACTCGAACAAGCCTCTGCAACAAGCGCATCGGTGTCAGTTGATACGAATTTGTATTCTGTGTTACGTGCCATCTTCTTCCTCCCCTTCGATTTCAATTTCAAGAACAGGCCGAAGAACATCCGGCATCAATTCATCTGCTTCAAAGGAAATGCTGACGATGTTGGCCCTTGGTTCGTACTCCTCAACGGCCTCCATAATCTCTGAACGCATCTGAGCCTTGGCAACATCTATCGGGCGATGCAGAAGGTCAGGAGACAGACCAAAATCTCTATAGAGAGGAACCTCACCTCTCCATGTGCTGAGTATGATTGCTACGTTCTGAAGAACAGAAGCCACCGTGTCCGTCTCGTTAAGGGTCAGCTTTTCAATATTCGAAGTTACTGTATAACTCATATCATCACCCCGCATATTCCATCAGATTGACACTCAGCGTAGCAACCGAAACACCAGCCTTTCTGTCATACGCGATTGCTGTTTCCTGGAAATCAGTGATCACGTACTTGCCGTAATAATCATTCCCAATCACCAGCCGCATCACCCGTCCGGAATTCTTAGCTTTCCGGAGCTTCTTCACTTCATTCCGCGGGTTCACTCCGAGGTAAGAGGAGATGTGCATTTCTATGGTCGCTGTGTCAAGACCAATGCCTGTCAGCTCCGGGAGATCCTTTCCTCCGGCTCTCTGGTGGAGCGCGTATGATGCCGATCCGGACAGGCTGAAGTTGCTGATGGTTCGGATTCTTCTGTCCGAAACCTCAAAAGGAATATTCCCAAGACATCCAACTCGCATTTATAAGCCTCCTATCACATAGCCGTCAGAGTTTCTGAGAGGGAGATAAGCCACCAGAACGTATTGATTGACTACAGGCACCCATGTGGCCGTGGTGGCCTTGTGGGTATGGCCGTCTGCAGTCTCGACCGTGACTGTACCTCCGGAACGCTGAAGGACGCTGATCCATCCTGTATGATTTCCGGTGTCCTCATAGAAGACCCTGACCTTCGTTCCGTTTACGGCTTCAACCTTCCCTACGCGGATAAGTCCTGTAAATGCTGAGTCACCCATTAGTAGCCTCCTAAGATTCTCCTAAGTGTAATCTGCGTTTCATATCCACCAGAGCGTCTGTATGTATGCCTTGCCTCTTTGATGATGTATTTTCCAGACCACGGCCCCCAGTTTGCGAGAGTGACACAGACACCGGCCACAAGCTCCGGTGTTCCAGGTAGCGTGAATTTGCATATCTTCTCATATTTGTTGTGATAACGCAGCTTCTTCTCTGCAAGGAACTGTGCTTCTGCAATATCATTTACCTTTGCATGAATCTCCAGTCTCTGGTTCTTCGAATCATCTGCCTTGTAATCCGGGAGCTGATAAATGCCCTCGATGGGGATTCCCTCTGGTGTGACATAAGAAACACGGCATGATGTGTACTGTACATTTGCCTTTGTTGTGGACAGGTTGTGCTGTTTATAGGAACCGTCACCCTTCGTGATGGTCATGACGGAATCTTTCGCTTCGTACTTGACCTGGTCAAAGATGATAATCATATTGTTTGAAATCTTAAGGGACAGACCCGCATCGTGACAGCAGGAGAGGAGAAACGGAATGTCCGCCTCATCTTTCTGCTCAATGCTGGTGTAGAGAATGTCCGTGTCAGATTCAAACATGAATGCCATTCCGGCTCCCGCTGCAATCTCCGTACCAATACCGGAAAGCATATAGTTCTCCCACGTCTTGCTCTTTTCTGTCTGCCGTGCCGTACCGGAGTAGGGCAGAGCAGTGGCCTTGAGGGTGACCACATCCGGTGGTCCGGAGCACTGGATGGTGTCCAGTTCAAACTGACCGCAGTTCAAATCATTCGGGTGGCCATCATCCCAGTTCTCGCGATGGAAAGCAGCCGTGATGAGGAATCCGTGGCTTTTTGCTACCGTGGATGCCTGCCCGGATGCGTTCTGTGCTGCTGAATCAGCTGTCTGAGCAGCTGCCGCAGGTGCGAGATAACCGCCCCACATATATCCGCTCTGGCCACCGGCATCCACTTGGAACCATGACCCGGAGGCATCCAGCACATTGATTGGTGTCCCAAATGCAAAACAATTCAGACGGGCCGACTCCTTTGATGGAGCTGCACGGAGGATAAGCCCGCTCTTAGCAGTGACCGTGTAGGCAGTTCCCGTCACTGTTGCATTCGCTGCTTTTGTGGTGGAAGAGGCTTCCATGGCCTGCTGAAGCCAGCTCTGCATCCAGAGGTTGTCTCTGTCCTGCAGTGTCAGCTGAAGGTCATCGGCATTGTCTTCTTCACTGTCGATGTATGTAATTCCCGTAAGAAAGTTCCGGATGTCCTCCGTGATTTCAACACCGTCGAACGTGACTATGATGTCTGTTCTTCGTGCCTGATTCATCCGCTCACCTTCTTCCAGGGCGGGAGAGATGTCGGCTCATCTGCCTGGATGTCCGGCAGAGTAAGAACCACACCTGCGGGGAAGATGTATGTGTCGATGTACTTTGAATTCAAAGTCATCAGTCTGTCTGTGTAAGATGTGGAACCAAGCTGCTTATATGCGATCATGTCCCACATATCACCCTGGACTGTCGTATATGTTTTCATGCAAGACTCCTTCTCATCTGGTCATTCTGCATGTTTTCGAGAACAGAAGCGACTCTTTCTGCAAAGTCCTGACCGTAATCACGAAGCTGTGACACTATACTTTCGCTGGCTGTGCCATTGATGGTGAAGTTGACATTGATTGCATTGGATGTGGATGTCCTCTCCCGAAGAATCTTTTCTGTCCGATCCGCGGGAATAACCTTCTCACCACCGTTGAAAGTTACCAGCTCGGGTCCGCGCTCACCTACAAGGTGAACACCGGGTGTCGCGTAGTCGGTACCTTCAGCATATCCGGTTGTTCCGCCGCCCACACCGGCCTCAAGACCACGCTTTGCCGCTTCGCCGACTGCCCGGAAGGCTCGTTCTGCCTGCCCGGTATACTTGGATGCTGTGCTGACGAATGCCTCAAGGGTGGAGCGTGCAGCTGCCGCAGACTCCGAAGACATATTCATGTCACTGACCATGGATTCAACGCTGGACACAATGTTCTGAGTCTCTGCATCGAAGTTGGTGGCCAGAGCAGCGATATTCTCACCGGTTTCATCCTGTGCACTCTGCAAATTCTGATAGTTCTCTACCATCGTGGCCAGGTCTTCATCAGAGGCCTGTGCCATTCCGGCGATGGCATTGATGGAATCCTGTGACCCATCGGCAAACGATGCAATGACATCGGAGAGTCCTTCGATATCACCAGCACGCTGACGCAGATTTGCAAGGTTATCGTTATACTCCTGCCAGTGCTGAATCTGTCCTTCGAGAGCAGCGTTGATGGTGTCTGTGGAGACTGCGGAAGTGCTCCCGGCCTCATCCCAGATCTGATACTGTCCTTTGATACTCTTTTCGGCGGCTTCATAGGCTTCTGCATAAGCCGTGGCAAGCAGTTCCAGTTTCTGGGTGGCATCTCCAAGCACAGCCCCCATCTGTTCCTGTGCAGCATTGAGTTCTGCCTGTTTTTCGGAAGCATCGCCTGTCGCATCACCGGCATTGTTCATTGCATCGGAATATTCCTCTGCAACCTGTACCGCGTTATCAATCGCCGTCTGTCCACTCTCAAGAGCGACATTGAGGTTTTCCTGTTCCTTGTTGGCTGCCTTTACCTGGTCCCCGTAATTGAGGTACTCATTTGCCAGGTTTCTGACATCTGCCGGGATCTGGCGCATGTCGGCGGACGGACCGCTTCCGAGCATAGCCTGGACGGAACCGTGGACTGCCTTGAACTGCTCATCCGTCATTCCGAGGGTGCTCAGCAATGCCTCATAAGTTTTCTGCTGCTGTTCAGCTGCAACACGGCCTTTGTTCTGAGCCTGGGCCAGAAGGATCTCGTTCTTCGTGTGTTCCTTTGTGGCATTGGCTATGTTCTCACGGAGTTCCTGTTCGTATTCCTGTTTGGCTACCTGCTCCGCATATTTCTGCCAGTCATCAACAGACTGTTCGAGAGCCGGGATGCCGCCTTCAATGGAATCCGTGACCAGGTCGATTTTGTCGGCCAAGTCAGGCATGGTCTGAACCAGAAGCTCAAGGATGTTGTGATACTCCTGTTTCTGTGCCGTATCCATCTCACCGGCAGATTCCAGTTCCTGCAGACGGCTGATGTAGCCTCTTGCAGTGTCGGCAGCTGCCTGATTGTCAACAATCTGGTCTTCGTACTTCTTGTGAAGACCGTCCATGGAAGATGTCAGGTTTCGTGATTCCTGTGTGAGGTCACGGATAGCCTTGGTGTCTGACTGCTCCCAGAGGTAAACGAGTGCTCCGGATACTGCCGCGATTGCTCCGGCAATGGCCATTATCTGACCAACACCAGGAGTGGCAAGGCCGAGTACCTTCGTGGCCGCAGTCACCGCTTTGATTCCGGCATTGACACCGAGGATGGTAGTGACAAGTCCTCCGAGTACACCGCCTGCGGCAATTATGCCTTTGACGAGTGCCGGATTCTGCTTCACGAAGCCGTTCAGCATTGTAAGGATGTCAGTCCCTATGGAGTACAGTTCCCGGAAATCATCCTTGTAAAGGTCACCGAGGGAGATGCTCAGGCCTTCAGCTGCGGACTGCATGATGGTCAGTTCACCATTCATGTTATCGAGCTGTGTGCTGGCCTGCTCGGCAGCAGAACCGCCGGCCTCACCGATTCCCTTCCACAGCTCCTGTACACGTTCTGTAGAGGATGCTGTCATCTTATTGAATGCGTTCAGACCCTGTGCCGTAAAGATGGTGGCCTTCAAAGCATTGGCTTCTTCCTGCGTGTATCCGGAAAGAGCCTCATTCATATCATCAACGATATCATTGAAATCTCTGGCTTCTCCGGTGTTGATATCGTACATGGCAACACCGAGTTCTGCGATGGCCTTCTTTGCTTCTTTGGCAGTCGGAGTAAACAGGTCTGCATAGGCCCTGTTCAATGCCGTTGCTGCCGAACTTCCCGTTACATTCTGCTCAGCCAGTCTCAGCAGTGAGAGAGTAACACTGTCTGCCGCCTGGTTATAGGTTCTTGCATTGGCAGCCGTTCCGGCGAATGCTTCGCCGAGTCCCTGAACGTTGGTGTTTGCCAACGATGCACCCTTGGCCATAAGGTCAGCGTAATAGCTGGCATGGTCCATCGTGTCACCAAAACCTTTGACCGCTGCCGTAATATAGGATGCGGACTGCGCCATGTCCATTCCACCTGCAGCAGCAAGGTTCAGAACGGTCGGAAGACCTGCCATCTGATCCTTTGCATTCAGTCCGGCCATGGCAAGGATGTTCAGTCCTTCGGATGCCTGGATGGCGGTGAAGGAAGTGGTGGCACCCATTTCCTTTGCAAAATCGCTCAGCTCCGTGATGCTGTCGCTTGTTGTGCCCATAGTGGCTGCAACCTGTGACATGGACTGCTCAAAGTTTCCGGAAGTTCTGACTGTCTCCATGTAGGCAGAACCGATTTCTCTTATCTTGTCTGCAATGCCCGCTGCGAGAATAGCAGATGAGATGGCATCGAATGCAGCTGCGGACTTCTCACCGAAGGACTGAGCAGACTCGGCAGCTTCTTCCTGTTCCTTCTTAAGCTGTTCCATCTCGGAAGCAAGACGCTTGGACTCACCTGTCAGATTGGATGTATCAACCCCGGCCTCTTCAAGGGCATTTCCCATCTGGTCGAGCTTCTTGGTCTGGTCTTCCAGCTTTCCGCTCGTATCAGAAATCTGTTTTTCCTTTGCTGCAATGGCATTGGCCAGCTTTGCCTCCTCGACTGCATTCTCCGCGGTTGCACTCTTCAGATTGTTCAGCTGGGTTTTGTACAGTTCCAGTCTTGAAGTGGTTCTTTCAATGGCCGACTGCTGTTTCTGATAAGCCGAGATATTGCTCTGCGTTTTGGCCAGAGAGTTGATTTCCTTCTGGAGTGATGCTATAGACTGCTGAGCACGTCCGAAGGTGGACTGAAAGCCACTCTGCAGAGACGCATTCAATGCAAAAAGCATCGTATATTCTTTCTGAGAAGCCACGTTCCACCTCCTATGTGCTCTGCTGTTCTTTGACAAGTTTATTGTGACTGTGTATCCAGTACCTGATATCCTGGAGTGTAAGACTCAGCCAATATGGAATCGGTGTATAGGTGGCTTTGGAAAGGGAGATTGCTGTCTCCCTTATCCAACCGCCCGGATCGCTTACATCTCCGAATTCATTAAAAAACTTCTGCCTCTGGAACGGATGCGGTTAAAGAGAACAATCGGCATCGAATCCAGGGCATCTGAAGTGATAGGCTGCTTGCAGGCCCGAATTGCCATGATGACAAGGAAGGGAGTAGAGAATTCCGGAGTAATCACTCCGTATCCCTTTGACTGCACCTCAGCTTCAATGTTGAGGAAATCCTTTCCGGTGAGAGAGGAGAAGTCGAACTCGAGCTCCTTATACTCTGTCCCTTCCCACACAAAAGGTTTGGAGAGCTGCAGAGTGAAATGGCTGACGGTATTCACTGCCTGCTTCTTCGCCTCTGCAATCTCTTCTTCCATTGTGTTCATCGGGTCTTTCTTCAGTTCTTCAGACATATTTTTGCTCCTTTCGTTTTGCGGGTTTTAATGTGGATTAATAACCCAGTGCCTTCCGTGCATCAGCGAGATAATCTGTGCCGTTGATCTTGCAGATGAAGTGAACCGGATCGAGTTCCTTCAGCTCCTTGCCGTTGATCATCTCTTTCCAGTAGTGCACGGCATAGGTGCCGGATGCGCTTACCTGGGATGCCGGTGCCATCTGACCGCCGGTATGAGTCTTCGGCATAATCTCGAACACGTGCTTGATAGCATCCACACCGAGCTTGCCGTGCACCTGGTCATAGCACTCCTGTGCAGACCGAAGCTCAATGTGATGAGTCTCCGGGGCAGACAGCTTTGTCGCATTCTCGGTGGAGTTGTTGAAGGCAATGCCCAGCTCCATCGCCTCAAGCAGTCTCAGCGGATATTCCATGTTGCCGCCGAGACCTGCACCGTTTACGGTCTGCATAATGAAGTTGGTGTTCGGAAGAGTTACATTTGCGGTTCCGAGCATCTCTTTTCCGTCTAAAAAGACGCGGTAGTTAATCGTTCCAATATCCATAACTTAACCTCCTTAGCTCATCAGTGCTGCCGGAACGTAGGACGCATCATACTCAAGCACGAAGTCGATCTCCTGCATCGGTGCAGGCGGTGTGATGTAGATGTGAATCTTGACGATTCCGGACATAAGAGCGGAAAGCGGGTTCTCCGCATCAATCATCTCAACCCTCGCACCCAGCAGATATTCGTTCTGAGAAAGACCGTTCAGCCAGATGTTTGCGGAGTCGATGATTTCATGGATGCGACGGCGGTTCATCGGAGCATCGAGCTTGCTCCAGAAGGTCAGGATGAGGGTGTTTCCTACCCATCCAAACATTCTGGATACCGGGATGAAGTAGTCCTTCACATCGGTGTTGGACGGATATGCCGCGGTGTAATTACCCCATGCCACCCAGCCATTGATGAAGTTGAGGGCAGTTGCGATACCTACCCGTTCCAAAGCATTTGCCTGGTCAAGTGTCTGCTCAACAAGAGCGCCACTTGCAAGGCAGAGACGGTCAATCGGCAGAGCTTTGTTGGAAGGAGACTCATACGGGATTCCGTTGTTATCACCATCTGTAGCTGCCATTCTTCCGGCTTCAAGGGTGGAAAGATGGAATACAAGATTTCCGATAGCTGCACACGGCCAGCAGTAAATTGCCTCCGGTGCGGTCAGGCCGCTGTTGTTCTTTGACTCGATGGCTGCAGAGTAGGTTGCAGCAGAGGTAGTGCTGATATCAAGCAGGGCTTTTGCAGTAAACAGACCGGATACGGCACCGGCCTTTGCCACCATCGCACTTGCAACTACGCTGTCATCCGAGTAGCCGGGTGCCAGGAAGATGTCCGGAACAACCTTGAACTTGGTGATGCAGAGGTCTGCCTTTTCGAATGCCATGGCTACGGATGATGTAGTGATGGCCGCAGTGGAGACCTTGTCATAACCAATCACAAGAGCAGTAGCACTGTATGCGCTGCCTCCCGGAAGAACCTCCACGATGCAGTTGCCGATGTCATCATAATAGACACTGTAGTCTTCGTTCACATCCAGCGGAGCCTCTGCGGATGTGGAAGCCTTAACCACCACAGAGCTGGCGATTACGTCAGCACCGAGGTCACATTTGTGATTGACCACAGTTGTGGACTGCGGAGTCTGTGCAGTCTTCATGGTTTCCGGATCAAGCAGGTTTACAAAGATGACCGGCTGTTTCTGGAACAGCTTAAAGTGGGAATACATCACCTCACAGAGGCCATACTTGGACCAGTCACTGGAATATCCAAACTGGTCAACAGCCTCTGCCCATGAGGTGAGCATAATCGGAGAACCGACAGCTGCCGGATGGTCTGCCAGGTGAAGCGGAGCGACACCAACCACGAACGGAAGACCGGTTTCCGAAAGCACAGGTGTTGCGACACCCGTACCTTTCTGGGTTACGTTTACAGAGTGTGCCATAAGTTACCTCCTGTTATTTCATGAATACTTTTCTGGCCATTTCGTACAAATAGGTTCCGGGTGTCCGGACTTTCACCAGAGCATCGCCCAGCTGGGTTCCGTCAACAATCAGCTGAGAAACCAGCGGATACCTGCGGATGGCTTCGGCACATGCCTTTCTTGCATCCTCCACAGAACCGGGATAGATGCTGTTCTTCTGGATGAGTCCTATTACGGACGGGCCAACATAACAAGAAAAGCCAGCTGTTTCAGCTGACTTTTTTACTGCTTTTCTTTTAGATGTACGGCTCATACATAGTTCCCTCTCTTTCAATCGGCGGCAGGCTCCATGTGGTCAGCATCTCTCCGACAAAGTAAGGAGCTTTGTTATCCGGATAGATGAGTGACTGAGGATTGTTGCCGTCGGTCATGATGATTTCGAACTGCTGAGCGAGAACACGGGTTTTGAGGAGGGCAATTCTCATACGTTCCATACACTCATTCAGTGTGAGAGCGCCCTCCTGTTCATCCGGGTGATAGATACAGAAGACTGACCGCACCGTGCATGTGCTGTCAGTTCTTCTTCCTGGGTTCTGCATATCACTCCCAGTTACCTTCTGGTGTAGGATATACGGTGCCTTCTTCGTGGAAGAGAGTGAATCCGGCACCCGCATCAGGTACACAGTTGGTGTTCTGTCTTCAGGCTGCTTGGAATCGGACTGCTGAAGACGCACAGGGAGTTTCAGCTCTTTGAGCGTTTCTTCTGTGAATTCCTTTAATGCATAAAGGAGTTCTGTTGATGTCATGGCTTAACCTCCCCATCCGCTGAGAATCCTGGCAATTTCGTGGTCCATACGTTCCTCGAACTTCTTGCCTGCATCATCAGACAGCTTTTCAACAACCTCATCGTTTCCGACCATCTGAGCCACAGAATCACCCATGACCTCAGATATTCCGTTTCCGTCGCGTTCAAAGATGCCGGTGTGACCGGAACCCATCGTAGCCACGAAAGCATGGTCAAATCTCTGAGCGCCTGTCGATATCAACTGATGCCCTGCTGCCGCGGTGCCCGGATGAACCATCTTCCAGCTCCCGCCAACTATTGCCGGAACAATTCTGTCTGACTGCCATTGCGGTGCTTTGGGCGATGAGCCATCGAAGCGGAAGAGTGGAATCTTTGCTCCGGAGAAGGTTATGGTCGCTGAGGCTCCTCCTCCCATGGTGTAAGATACTTTGATGTTCTCATTTGACCGAATGTTCCCGGCTGAGATGGCATACCTTTCACGGATTCTTTCCGTACTCTGTTTTCTTACAAAGTCCGTTGTTCTGCCCATCGCTGCACGGGCAGCCTGCTGGACTCCGTTCGGTATCCCGGCAAGAAGCTTCTCGGCTCTCGCCATGCTTCCACCGACTTCATCAAAAGTAACTATCATTCGTCGATCCCCTCCAGTTCTACCCGGAGCATCCCCATTTCACAGTCAGAAAAAGCGACATAGAATTCCCGGAAGAATCCTCCGCCGCCTTCGCAGTCATTGATACTGATTTTTGTGCCTTTTTCCGGCTGGTTCCCACCGAGATCATCAATCCGCATGTGGAGTACCGCTGTTACGCGGTAGAGTCCCTGGGTGTGGTCAGTGGAAGTGGTAGTGTGCTCCTGCTCCTTCAGTCCAGTAAGGACTATCGGAACATCTGAGTAGGCAACACCGTCATAAATCACGGTCCGCAGGTCGGCAAACTCATCAACATTCATGAACACGGAAGCGTTATCTGCCGCGACCATGTCCTTGAACCCGCTCATCCGATTACCTCGGATGCGGAAATGTCAGGCGGCATCTCATCAGACTGATACTCATCTGAATCCATAGCCAGGATAGCAGAAGCAAGAGAGGCCTTGGAGCGGTACTGGCCGATCTTCTCAAGGCCTTTCTCCTCTGCAATCCTTTTGAGTTCTGACATTGAGAGAGTAGACAGATACTCACCGTCATAAACCCTCTCGACCGTATCGTCCTCGCCAGAGTCCACAGGAGCCTCTGAGACGGTTTTTTCTTCTGCAGACAGGTTACCCTCTGCCTTTTCAGTCAAAGCTTCGTTCAACGGCTCCTCTGCGACCGTGGTTTGTCCTTCCGCTTCAACAGCGGCTCCGGTTCTGATAAGGTATTCACCCTCAGCTGCGTCTACCTCACAGACCCCTCCGCGGTAAACGGGTGTGACATAAGTGGAGCCTTTCGGTCTGTACCCGTAAGCTCCAACCAAAATCTCAACAAACATCTTGCGCTCCTTTCGATAAAAGTAGGGTGTTAGTTAATGACTTTTGAAGCGAAGATCCACGGGCTTCTGTTGACCGGCGCTGCCAGCGGACGTGCGGTCACACGAATCTTTCTGATATCGTTCTCCTCATCAACAATCAGCTTCGGCACACGGGTAGCAACCATGGTGCTGAACTCGGTGGAGCCGTGATTGATCTGAGTGACCTTGCCGTACATCAGATGGCCAGCACCCGGAGCAGTAACCGCAGCAGCATCTGCCGGGAAGTACTTCTGAGTCTGATTGCTGTCATCGGTGTACTCCTCATCCACGCTGAACAGATTCAGCATGAAGCCGCCGAAGTTCATCTGGCCCATGAATACTACACCATCGTACTGGGTCAGAGCCTGGCGGATTTCACCGGTGATGATGCCGGAGTTCTTGTCCAGTCTGTCTCTGACTTCCTGAATGTGAAGCACGGCATCTGCGGCATCTGTACCGAGAATGAGGTCAGCAGCACGAAGGCCTCTTCTGGAGAGCATCCGGCACATGTTCTTGACATCGCCGAAGAAGTCTCCGGTGGCACCGTTCCAGTACTTCGCGCCGACAGAGTAGATGTGGTCGGAGGTCTGTCCGGTGTAGTACCGGATTTCCTTCGCATCACCCATGGTCTTGGCATCGATGTACTCCTGCACGGTGCAGCCGTTGTTGATGATGGTCTGAGCGCACATCCACTCCTCACGGCGTGCGATGCGTCTGTCAAGGAAGGTCATGTCCTCGACCTGGATACGGGCAGCTCTCTGAGCCTCGTCGAGGTCAGAGAAGAGTGCCTCACCGAAACCACGCTTCTCCAGATCGTCGATGGTAAGGATTCTGGACGGAGCGATTTTGGGCGGAGCGTACTCGGAGATCTCATATCCCATGCGCTCTACCGGGATATCGCCAACACGCGATGCCACGAACGGAACCATCCTGCGGTCACCATCCTGGTACTCAACCAGCACCTTGTCAGAGCGGAAGAGGTCGCTCGGTGCAGTCGGGAAATATCTGTCTCTGAAAAAGGTTGCCTGCGGCACAACCTGACGAACTGCCGCAATAAGGTTATAGGAGCTGAAAAAATCTAAGGAAATGGGCATGTTTATACCTCCTTCATTAGTCGATGGCAGCCTTCAGATAGATGCCACCGTTTCTGAGTGCGTCAATATCTGCAGCTGTCATGGTATAGTTATCGGCTACAATGAGTTTGTCCGGGTCGAAGGAGCCTGCAAGGTAAACAACAACGTTTACATCATCGGAGGTTCCAACCTCGGTGTCATCACAGAGGATTCCGTATGCGGTTTCTCCGCTTGCACCGCTCAGAACGGACAGCTTTCCGCTTGCTCCCTTTGCCAGCACGGTTCCTCTCTTCAGTGTTGCTTCTGCGGCACCTGCCGCAATGGTCCCGGCTCCCTTGACTACCAGCGGGACTACGTCGGTGATGAGGCCATCATAGATGTCTGCATCATAGTTCTTGTAAAGATCAGCCATGGTTTATCCCTCCTTCATAGCGTTGGCGAAAAAGGCATCTGCCTTTGCCTGTTTGCTTTCATCTGTCTCCGGCTCGAGATCGTCTGCCGGTGCGGGTTCTACCTCTTCGGCATTGGATTCCTCTGCATCAGCTTCAGCATTTGCAAGGAAACTACGTCCCTGGGCAGCTGCCTGCTGTGCTGCACGGTAGGCAAGTTCCATGGCAGAGCAGCGGTTCTCACCGTACTTCGCATCTGCCACCATTTCGTCTGTGAACTGATTTGCAATGGCATCAATCTCAGACAGACGTGTGCGCTCGGCCTCAGTGGCCGCATTGGCTGCGGCAGATTCAATCTGCGCGACCAGACCCGGGTCCTGTGCCCGGAGCTCATCAAGTGTCATATTCTGACCTCCTTCTTCGTTGCCGGACTCCCCCGGCGAATATTGTGTATTGTCATCCGGCAGGGAGTCGCCGGGTGTGACCTCTGGTTCTTCATGTGCTTCCGGTTCTTCCGGAGTCTCTTCCCTTGTCGGGATGTTGTCCGGGGCAAACATGCCGGGAGCGAGATGCATCTGCCTGTTGCGGCAGAAGAGAATGCGTCCATCAGCGGATGCCGCGATATCAAGCGGAGCTGCATCCTCAATCAGTTCGTCTGCAAAACCTTTCTCGACTGCCTCCTTGCCCGTAAGATAAGTGGTGTCGCTCATCATGTGGGAGAGGACAGTTGCGGAAAGACCTGTCTTCCGGGTGTATGTGGAGATGATGGCCTGGTCATACTTATCATGCTGTCTGGCCAGCTCATCCAGTTCGTCCGCGTTGTACCCGCCGAACAGGAAGGACCAGCATTTGTGAATCATGATCAGACTCGACGGATTCACCTTTACCTTGTCGCAGGCGCTCATGATGACGGTTCCGGCAGACATCGATACTCCGTCAATGATGCATGTGAGATTCGCGCCTTCCCGGGAGAGTTCTCTCAGGCGGTTATGAATCACGAAAGCAGCCACGCAGTCACCACCATAGGTGTTCATTCTGATGGTGATGTTCTTGTAACCGGAAATGCGCTCGAGGTCAGCCATGAAAGTATCAAGCGCAATCCACTGGCCGGGAATCGGTTCCCCCGTCCACCAGTCTGTTGGCTGTTCCGATACGATGTCTCCATACATGGTGATTTCTACAGAGTCAAAGTTCTCCGATGCCATATCGTAGAAGTCTCTGCGGATGTTCACCGGCTGATTTGACATCCTCTGAAATAACTTAGGTATTGCCATTGTCTTTTTCCTCCTGTTCCTGCTCGGAAGGGACCACATCTGCAGTGTTTGTTTCTCCGCACTTTTCGCGCTCAATCTTTACCTGTTCGATGTTGTCATTCCAGTCACCACCGCCCAGCTCTCTGGTCACCTGTTCATGTGTCTTGAATCCGTGGGCTGTCATCAGGATGCCTGCCTCGACTTCCTTCTTCGGGTCGAGCTGTCCCTGCACCGGACCGATCCACCGAGCTCCGCACCATGCATCTCGGACAGCGGGGTCATTGAAGAACCCCGGAGCTTTCACCCTGCCCCTGGCCACAGCCTCGGAAAGCCACAGTTCATAAACCGGCTGGCAGAAGCTGTCAACAAACCACCCTCTGCGCATCCGGAAGGCCTCCCAGGCTTCGAGGAGAGCTGCCCTCGATGCGGAATAGGATGCATTGAATTCCTTCACCAGAACGTCATACGGAAGTTCCAGCGCGGCACCAATCTGCTTGGTGATGGTCTTTGTGAATATCTCAAAGCCTGCCGTGGGAATGTTCGGGTTGCCGAACTGTACATCCTCATTTTCTGCAAGATGGAGAACCGTACCAGGGCCCATTTCGTATTCATTCTCGGAATAGGAGGTATCCTCCTCCTGCGGGTTCTCCGAAGGAATACCGTTGATATCACCGGCTCCGACTTCATTGAACGGAATCTCGGACTGAGGTGTCTCAGTCTTTATCCATGCGGTAAAGAAGCTCTGGACGATTGCGGCCAAGATCTCTGATTCTGTGTAGCGCCTCTGCTGAAGAAGCGTTTCAATCACGTTGGCCAGATACGGTACTCCACGATAGCTTTCCGGACGCTCTGACTCCATGATGTGGAGAACATTAGGAAGACCAGTCCTGCTGCCGTAGGCCGGAACCCTCGTCCATGTCAGGTCTTCAAGAAGCATCTGCTGAGGATATCCGGAGCAGATGTGATAGGCCTTCACCATGCCGTTGGAATCCACTTCAACACCGTCATGCACTTTGTGCCCGGCTCCAGGATGTCCTTCTGGGATTACACCTTCCACATTCGGAAGAACATTGACACCCATTTTGTAGGCATCCGGTGTGCAGATTCTGTCAGCTTCGATGAGATGCAGTCTCAGCGAATAAGGATTCAGCGGAGTCGGATTGTACCGCTTGATGACTGCAAACACATCACCGCTGAGGAGCCAGCTTTTGAGAGCAAGCTGCTGAAGAGCGGCAAAGTTGTTCACACCAAGAGCATCACAGTTCTCCTTTGAGTTGGCCCAGAGGTTGAATTCTTTCAGTGTCTGCCTCTGCCATGTGACAGCGGCCTCCTGAGAGAGTCCGAGATACTCATAGTCAATCATCGGTGAGAGAGTTAGCCCGACACCAATCACCTTGGTACGGTTTGTCTTTATGGCTGCAGATGCGAGAGGAGCAGCCATATAGAGCATCCGGCTCCGCTGACGGAGTGTCATATTGTTGAGGTCAATATCTTCACCCGGGGAGGAAGAGTTCGGTCGGAAGCCTTTCATTGACCGTCTGGTGTGGCTTGCTCCCGCCTCACTGTACCCGCTTGCAACGGGTGATGCCCGGAATCTTTTCTTTTTGCTCATAGTCTTTACTCCATGATATGGCCATCCGGCGCGATTCTGTCAGCGGTGATCAGCCATCCATTCTTGTCAAACGCATAGTCTCTTCCGACTATGGCCTTTATGGTTGAGGCCGGATACTTGCCGCCATCCTCAATGTGCCACCACTTTCCGTTTTCTTCCTGTATCCAGCCTTCCACATAGTTCCCGGAGAACCAACCGGCAGAGCAGCGGAACCACAGCTTCTTGTTGCACCATGTCTTTTCGGTGGCATAGAGGATGCTCCCCTTCACAGCTGTTCCGCAGACAGGGAAGCTGGTTCCCGGTCCTTTCCGAAGGTTCAGCTCCTTGGCTGTGACCACAAGGCCGTCTTTGCCGACTGTGACCTTTGACTCATACCATGTGGCATTCTCCACAACCTCATCACCTGTCACATTGATGCAGACATGGTGCCCTGTGCAGAGAAGAATATCACCGGCGAACAGATTCACATCTGATGTGAGATACTTTTTATCCCTCAGCGACTTGAAAAGGCCAGTATTCAGAAGAATCTTCTCAAGGTTTCCCGTGTATCCGTAGATGGATACCTTCTGGAGGGCATTGATACCGAGCCGATATCCTACTGCCTTCACGATGGAGAGAGTGCTGTTGGAGCAGTCTGTCTCGCAAGGATTCGTGATGTTCTCCGGATGATACTTCGCGGCAACCAGCTCACCCCAGAAGGAATATCTGTCCTGAGAGTTTCCCTTCGTGCCCTGGTCATATCCAATTCTGTTGTTCTCAGCTGCCTGCGTGGCAAGCAGTGCAATCAGTTTCCGCACTGACGGATCTGTGCATCTGATTACCACATCCCACGGGCGGTTATACCAGGAGCGGAGCTGATACTCAGTCCCTGTCTGGTCACCGGCACGACCACCGGCATATCTACAATTTTCATCATGGCCACAGTTGCTTATCATAGAGTTTCACCTCCGTAGATTTCATAAAAAGGCACCCGGCAACGAAAGGAGCCAACTTTCCCGGGTGCCTATAGCTAAGCGGAAAACCGCTGTGCTACCATGTTTACCAGTCCCTCGGAACTATGCCGAAGGCTTTACGCGGACGCTTACCGGAGAGGAGAGCCTCCAGCTCATCCAGTTCCTTCTCCATTTCGTCGATCTCGTCCTTGAGGACATTGAGGTCGAAGCGCGTCAGCGTCCTGTCATCAATACTGTAAGACTTTACGCGTCCGTCAATGAGCGCAAGATAAGCCTTACGGAGCTTTGTGAGGGCCTCTTTCTTGAATGCTATCCTCGCTTTGAGTTCTGTAGAATCCATAATGCACTCCTTACCATTCATCATTCATGTTTCTGAACCGTCTCTTTTGGGCATGCTTCCGAACCTGCTTTGATACGGTGGTCTGTACTGCCGGAGCATCCGGAAGAGTTTTTCCGCGTGCAGCCATGAGTCTGCGGTGAACCTGGTCAAGGTCAACAGACAGGCACTTGAAGGCCGCATTGGCATAGTTCGTGATATCGAGAACCTCATTCCGCTCATGACCAGGAATCTTGACCCACTCCCATGGTTTTTTCTTCTTCTCGTTATAAACGAGGCGCTCGGAGATGAGTCCGGTGAAGTATTTCAGACCGTAATCGTCATTCTTCGGGAAATGACAATACCTGGAACCGGTGGTCTGCACCTTCAGATTGTCCATGATGACCTGTTTACCTGCATCAACACCAATCTGATACTGCCAGCAGGTGCCGATCATCTTTCGTCCGGTAGGTGTGTCCTTCACAATCTTCATCTGTTTTGGAGGTGAAGTATATGGATGGTCCATGCCAGGGATACCTTTGATGCAGAACACGTGCTTTCCGATGCGGTTTGCACATTGTTCCCGGACGCTCTGGGTGAAATGACCGCCTTCATCGATGAATGTCAGCGATATTTTGATTCCCAGTCCGTCTTCGTAGCGGTATACATGGTCAATCACATCATCCAGCTGCTTCCATGTCTCCGGATCATCCGGTCTGCCCATGATGATTCCCTTTTTGATTCCCCAGGACTCAGAGAAGTGACCGTAGCCTTTCACTTCATACTCAAGACGGTTGTCCTGCGTATCAACTCCACAGGTCAGAACGAGGACTCCATCAGGGAGCTCTATCGGCGTTCCGTCTTCTCTGGTGCCATAATCTTCACGGCGAGCGAGGAACCCATCCTCATCCATCATGTCCCCGCGGTCTTCCCAGAGTTCACCGAAGGATGTGTTGTAAACTACCTTCAGTTCATTCGGATTGTCCTTCGCGTCAAGGAACTCCTGGATGATGGATTCCCACGATGCCCACTGAGACACAAACGCATTCAGCCAAAAGGAACGGCATCCTTTCTCATAAGCCTCCGGGTTCTCCGGAATCCATTTGGCAGGAGAGTGCTTCATATCATATTCCGAGGAAACACATCCACAGTCCGGGCAGACATAACAGACATCCTTCACTACATAGGTTTTCTTCCCGGAAACCTCGTTCGCATCATACTCGAAACGGATGTTTGCGAACTTGATCTCATGGTATTCACCGCAGTGTGGACACTTTGTGCACCATCTTTCCATGGTTCCGGCTGCATAGGACTTCTCAATCGCGGACGCGCCCTTGATGGTGGGAGTGGAAACCTCAAGAGCCTTCGCGTTGTAGAAGGTTCTCTGTCTTGCCAGTGCCAGCTTCCACGGATCGCCTTCGTTTCCGGCTGATGTTGCCCATCGGTCACGCTCATCGCCGATGATATATCGGATAGGTTTTGAAGCGAGAGCATGTGCCTCACCGGAACCGCAGAGTGTGAGGATACCTCCGGGATACGCTTTCTGTTTGATGGTGTTCGTGGAGTCCCTCTGCTTCGGGTCTGATACCTTTTTCCGAAGCACAGCGCAGTCCCTTATCATGGGTGCTACTCGGAGCTTGGAAAACTCCCTTGCGTCTCCTTCTGTCGGATGGATAAACAGAATGGAGCCTGGGTCTTCATCGATGATGTAACCGATGCAGTTCAGTTCAAATTCCGACTTGCCGACCTGTGATGCGGCAACCATAACGATGCGCTTTATCTTCGGGTCGTTGAATGCATTCATGATATCCACAAGGTACGGTGTCCTGTCGTTCCTCCATGCACCGGTTTCTGCAGATGCCTCGGCTGAAAGCCTGCGGTTTTTCTCCGCCCACTCAGAGACGGTCAGATCGGCAGGGGGCGTGAAGCCACGCATCCGGTTCCGCCCGGCCCGCATGGTCTTCTGACTTACGGCCTTAGTCATCGTCATCACCGTCCATGTCCCATTCCATGCGTTCCCGGACACGTTCCTCGAATTTTGCTTGGTCATACTCATAGTTGGCCAGCTCGTTCATGACCTTATGCACTTCCTTCCGGATGACGGTGGATGCCTCAGCCGGGGTGGAAGCTGCAGCACAGTCAACAGCCAGCCTGCCTGGGAGCGCCATCAGAGCGTCCCGGATGGTGTAGACCATGTCATCCATGACAGCCTCCACATCCTCCTGCCGGTGCATCTTCCCGGCCAACTCATCCGCTTCGAGCTTCGCAACCTGCGCCTTGCTGGCTTTCAGAGTGGCTTCCGCCTTCCGCTTGGCCTGCTCGATTTTCTTATCCTCGTCTGTGAAAGACCGCTGGGCCTGTTTGATGTATGTCTGCACCGCATTGGCCAGATTTATCTCCCCGTCCACCCTAGTGAGAATGCCGTCCTCGACCATCTGGCGTATCCTTCGTCCGGAAAGGCCTAAAACCACCGCCAGTTCATCGTATTTCACGGTGGTTTCTGCTGTGATTTTGTCCATTCGTTTGCTCCTTTTCGTGGTACTGAAATGCTGTTTTTTTGCATATCTTATAGATATGAATCGGGGCTCGCTGCCC